TTGCCATTCGCGGTGCCGCTGATGCGTGCATCTTGCCCATAGCGTTGCAACAACGCCCCTATTCTTTTTGAGGACAAGGGAATCATGCGCGCACCACCTTTGGTGCCACGCTGTCCCTCAAATAGGGCCGCAGCAATGCCAGCAACCGTGATCGTCCGACCTGCGCCGGATCATATTCCACCGCGACCGAGCCGATCCTCTCGCGGCGGACGCCGCCTCTGATGCCAAGCAGTTGCTCAGCCGCCGCCTCGCTTTCGATCAAGGCAAGGGCAAGTTCAAAATAGGCCTGCTCAACGGGTGCAGGCAGGCCATTGATCTGACTGGATGACAAGCCGGTGATACCTTTTCTTGGCCAAGCGCGCATCTGATCAGCGCTCACCCGTTCTCCGCGAAAGCGAAAATACCCGTCAAGCCATTCAGCGGCCCGGATCAATGCCCCGGAACGCGTGGCAACATTTGCCTCCACCCAGGCTGCACGATGACGCATGGCAAACCATTGATCCGCCTGCGCTATCGTCGCATAGGCATTGACACCCGCTTCCGGCTGGACAGAAACCCCCGTCATCTTCCGGCCTCCGTCAACGCGGCAAGGCATTCGGAAATTGTCAGACAGGGCCGGGCGACAAAATTGCCCGGCGCAAGCTGCCAGTTGCGAAAGCGCTTGGCCCATTGTCTTTGATAGGTGCGCAGAGGCACAATCATGCGCTGTTCAGTACGATTGTGACGCAACACCACCTTGGGTGAGGCGTGATCGGGTGTTGGCCTATCCATAGATCTTTACCGCCAGTTCAGGACGCAATAGCGCCACACCCCAGAGAACATCAAATTCCCAGACGGTCTGCTTGTATTGGCGACTGACCTCCAGACGAAGCGACAGGCCCGTTTGCGGGTCGGTGACGCTCATGATATGGCCGCTTGCACCTGTCTCAAGCCCGCCATTTGTCAATGGCCGCATGGCAAGGGCAACGGCATCGCGATGCATCACCAGCCCGACACGGAAATTGTTTTTGAAGGTGACTGTCGACCCTGATGACAGATTTTCCGCCAAAGGACGGTTGATGCTGACCCTGCTTTGACTGTTCCTGCCCTGAACCGCCGTGACTTCGGTCACAACATAAAGCGGTGCATCCGTCCTTGTCTTAACCAGCACATCACCCGGTTGCACGCTGGTAGCCGCCGCCTGAACAATCAGGCTTGTGTCGCCCTTGGAGGCATTCGATTGCAACGTAACATCGGTCAGGTCCGTATTGATTGCCGGCAGCAAGTCGCTGGAATACCAATCGATCCCGAATTTGCGGCCAATTTCACCTTCCATCGGCACCGATGTCGACCCGCTCTTTTCTGCGTCATAGAATTGCGGCAGGCCAAGCGCATTTGCTTCCATCTCATAATCAATCACGGCAAAGCGCCCGGCTTTCGGTGCCGCTGCCTTATTCAGATGCTTGCGCGCCTCGATCGCCGCGCGCGCACCATGCCACGCCCGGGCACCGCTTGCTGGCTCGCTCTGAAATGGTGTCTCTCCCGGGCTGCCAATTGCGGCGGTGACAAAAGGATGCAGATCCAGCACCGACTGATTGACCGCATTGGCAAGAGCGTTAATTGCCTCGGCCATCTGCAAGGGCACAAAACTGGATTGCGCCTCAATCTGCAGCATTTCGCGATCAGTCAGGTGAAAGGCCGCCCGCTTCCAGTTATTCAATGGCACAGTAACCGAATGCGCGCTGGTGTCCGGCGGGGCCGTCATTTGATGTGACGGCACGACATCACTTGCTTCAACCGGCTGGCTGATCGGCACCTTGATGCTGTCGCCCCGTTGTGCGGCCTCGGCCGAAAGACTGCTGTTCACCAGACGCGGCAGAATGGCCGTCTCACGAAACTGCAAGATGCCTCGGCTGACAATCATTGGCATCAGCTGTTCGAGTTGGTTGGACATGAAATTGATCTCCTTGTTGTTGGGGTGTGATGGGGCAAAAGCCTCATCCCGTTAGACTTTGGAATGACCTAGCTGACGAGCCGCATCAGGCCGGTGGCGAGTGCCTCAAGATTGCCGTTGATTGCCGTGGGGTCATTGGCGCTGATGGTTGTGGTCTCGGCCTCTCCGCCCCCGGCACCGGTGCCAATCCCGCCACCGCCTGCGTTGCTGTTGGCGTGCGTGTCATCTACCGATGGGGTGGTGGCGGCCGTTTGCACTGGCACTTGTACTGACACTGGCTCTGGCACTGGCCCTTTTTCCGGAGACGCTTGCGCAGATGCCGTTATTGCCTCTGATGTATCTGGACTGCCGCCATCAACGTCTGGCTGGTGCGGTTCTGTGGTCAATTTATTTCTCCTGTCATGGTGGATATGTCTGTGTCTGAAGGGTCACGGGGCCGTTGGCATTTCACCGCCAATGCTTGCCGCGCCAAGAATGCCGCGACGCTCAATCTCGCCAAGAAACGCAGATTGACTGATTTCTCCCGCCAGCCTTGCGCGAAGCAGCAAATCTGCCTCTGCGGCGGCGCCGTCACGGACCGGCGATTGCTGGCTCATCACCAGTGATCCAGCGCTGCCATCCGGCAAATCCATCATATTGGCCATAATTTCCAGCGCGCCGCCCATACCTTCACGAAGCACCTGAACAATTGCCGACAAGGTTGCATGGGTTTGCGCCGCATCAATCGCCCGCGCCGTAGCGGTGACGTCTCCCGGCTGGTGACGCAGCATATCAAGACCAAGAACAGCCATTCTGTCCTCAAGGTCGACAAGATCCTGCCGCCCCGCCGCGATCGCCGCGCCGGAATGTTCGACAAAGCGCAAATCAGCCGCCGGATCATCTGCCGAAACCAGTCGATTTGGCCCGATCTCCATCTGTCCGTCCGCCACCTGCAAGGCGCGGGCAAACAAGATTGGCACCCGCGCGACATGCAGAATATGTCGCTGGTCACTTGATGACTGCCAATGCGCAAGATTGAGCCAGGCAAGATCAATCAGCGGTGGTCGCGCCTTCATAAAGCCTGTCGGTGCGGTATTCATCGTCACCAACGGCACGGCGCCAAAATCATGCCGGCCTTCCGCGACAACACGCCATTCGCCGCCAACAGCCGCACCGGCGGTAGCGTTCACCGGTTGCCATACATCCCAGCCTGTCCGGTCAATGCGGCGAATGCTTGGCACCTGTTCTTCGCCAAATCTGCCAACCGGGCGCGTTTGCAATTCCCGAATTCGAATTTCACTGAGGCCATCGGCATCGCGCCGCGCCCCAATCAGTTGCGTTGCGCGCACCACGACAAAATAGGGGCGGCCACCACGGGTCGGACGGTCGACCAGAATATGCACAAGCCCATCGGTCAATAGCGCCTGCAGCAAATGCCCGGCAAGGGCTCCGATGGTTGTACCCTGCCGGTCAATGTCGGTCGCCAGACGTGCCATCTCATCGGCGCAGTCAACAAGCGTCACTGGCCGCTGGAACGGTCGTCCGGCAAGCGTTTGCACCGTGCGCGCAAAGCCGTTGAAAAGCACCGTCCGGTTGAGACGTGCACGCCATGCGGTCCAGCTCTCAGCCGCCTCTCGCGGCAGCCACCTTTGTCCGGCCCGCCGCATGGCGGTTGTTCCACCCATAAGATCGGCTATCAGATCCAACTCTGCCGCCATGGCACGATTGGCCACACCGGGGATGGCGATTGACTCACTCATGCTCACCTCAAAATCCTCATTTGTCCTGAAATCCTCATTAAATCTGTTGCTGTCTGCTTTTGGTGGGCACAACGCCCTGTGGCAGGCGCATCGCCGAACCCAATCAAAGCTGCAATTCACTGAATTCTGTTTCCAGACCTGTCAGAAGCGCGTTGATCCCCCAGACCAACGCATCAAGCCGGTCTGGTGATGGTCTTTGCCGGACTCCGGTGACACAGCTGCACATCTGGTCTTCCAGCCGATCAAATGAACCGGCATGAAACACCTGTTGGCGTGCATAGGCGGCGGCCACCGGTTCAGCCCGAATTGATTTCGCCCGCATCGCCCGCACCTCCCGTAGAGGCAGCGGCGTTCCTGCCTGCGTAAGCAATGTACGGATCAGATTCCCGCCTTGATTGACCTCGGCGATGACCGCCTCTGCCCGCCACTTGGCAAAAGATTGCCTTACCGCCGCCGCCCACATATCAGGAGCGCCGTCACAACTTGCGTCCTCAAGCACCCAAATCTGTCCGTCCCGGCATTTGCCAACAACGATGATTCCGGTTTCACCCGGGCCACCAAGCGCCGGATCAACCCCGACAAGCACCCGCAGCAAGTCACGGCGTTCTGGTGGCGGTCGGCGGCAGGCCGCAATCAGCGCTCGTGACCAGAGCGCGCCCGGAACCTCATCAAGCAGAACACCATCCAGTTCCTGTCGTGCGATGGCCTGACCACCAAAGCGCGCATGCATCGCAGCGACAAAATCGGGTGCGAGATTGGCCTGATTCTCGACAGTGCTGCCTTGCACAAGTGCTGTATCCGGAGCCTTCGCCAGCGCCGCAAGCCATGATTTCGGGCGCGGCGTGGTGGTGGCAAGACAACGTGGCCTCTCACCAGCACGCAGCGCCAGCATCAAATTGTCCCATGCCGCCTCATAGGGCCATTTGCCAATTTCATCAGCCCATGCAAATGAAAATTCCGGTCCGCGCAATTGTTCGGGATCACTCGCCGAAAAACAGCTTGCGACAACACCATTTGGCCAGATCAAGCGGCGCTGGCTTCGGTACCATTGCGGGCGCCGGCGCGGCGGGCTCACCGCGAGAATTCCAGACGGCCCCTCAACCATGACATGCCGAACGTCATCAAAGGTATCACCGACAAGCGCAATATGACCCCGATGGCGACAATGCGTTGCCAGCCATCGAACCCATTCTGCCCCGGCCCTTGTCTTGCCAAAACCGCGTCCTGCCATCAACAGCCAGACCCGCCAATCACCGGGCGGCGGCAATTGTTTGGCACGCGCCCACATCGGCCAATCATAAAGAAGATAGCGTATTTCAGTCGGCTTCAGCGTCTGCAGAAATACCGCACGCTCACTCGCCGCGAGCCCCTGCAGAAAGGCGCGCAATCTTGCGCTCGATTTCAGCTCTGATTCGATCCTCGTCATCTCCATCCGCCACAATCCTGTTGCGGACATGCGGATCAAATTGTGCTGGTCGCCGGGCTTTCAGCAGGAACATCAACAAACTGTCGGAATAACGCCGAATGCTGCCAATAACGTTGCCCTGAAAAAACTTGTCCTCAACGGTGCCATCAACGGCGCGCCGCAGCGCTTCAAGCTCAAGCAAATCTGCCGCCTCCTCGAGCGCATCCTCCCATGCTTGTGCAAATTCCGTATCGTTTCGCCGCAAAACATAGACGACTGACCGGGCCTTTCCAGCGCTGCGGGCGGCAAAGCTCACATTGCCACTGGTTCGCAATTTTTCCAGGAATATGTTTTGCCAGCGTTGCCCGTCAGCATCCTTTTTTGGCATAGATCACCCCGCCCGACTGCGCCGGTACGATTTTGATTTTCGGGATAAGCGGCAATGGACGGGCAATGATAATCGGACCACTGGACGTGATGCCCTTCTGCCTGCAGCGTACAATAGGATTTATCCTATTTTGTGCCAAATGTCAAGCCATAAATCTTAACTTTGGCGATTTTTGTCCGCGGCTTTTGCCTTGTCATGTCGGCAAAGTACAGCCAATGCCAGCTTGTGGTCACGATGAAGGCTTGTCCGGCTTCGACCAAACCGGCTTACAAGTTTTGCCCACGATATGTTACAGGCCCGCGCCCACACAAGCTGGCGCTGCACTGGCGTCAAATGCCAGAACAGATCAAGCAATCTGTTCAAATCATCAATTGCTGCCGGATTTGGAGTGAACCGATCTCTCATTTTATTTTTACAATCTAAAAACAGTGATTTCTGAATAAATTCAGGCCATGCGCTGCGTGTCTTTGCGGGTATCGTTTGGCTATCAAACGGCAAGGCACGCAGGGTCCGCGCGGCGATCACAAGGCGCGCCGCCATCAAATCAATCGCCCGAAGTTCCTTTGAGCCTTCGCGCGCAATTATGCGCGCAGAAAGCACCGAATCACCCCGTGCCGGGGCAGGACTTTCCAGGTCATTCTGCAGGGATTTTGGGGATTTTGGGGATTTGGGCGTTTTGTTTTGGACTGTCATCGGCGCATCCTCTTTTGCTCTTGTCAATATGTAGGATATTTCCTATCATCTGATGATACAGGATGTCCATAACCCAAAAGGTCAATATTGCTTTTTGATCGTGAACAGGTGGAAAAGCTGGGCGGAAAAGCTGCAATGGTATGATTATGAAGGCACGCATATGACGGACAAACAGGATACCACGCCGGGCACTGGCAAAGGCGCGCTTGATCCCGTTCGAGAAGCAGTTCAACAGGCACTGACCTCACGCGGGCTCAGCCTGAAGCACGCATCGCGTGCGCTTGGCCGTAATGACGCCTATCTCCATCAATTTCTATACCGCCGTTCACCGCGTCGCCTGCCTGAAGAATTGCGCCATGCGCTTGCCGCTTTGCTGGAATGCGATCAGGCACTGTTTCTTGAACAGGGCACCTCCAAACACCATTCCCCATCCGCCATCTTGCCGGGGCAGCTTGATCCCCGCGCCCAAATTGCCTTTGTCGACATAACCGCCAGTGCCGGTGGCGGCGCAATGAATGAGCCTGGCGCCAGTGACCCGACCCAGAACCTTGCCATTCCGACCGCGATGCTGCGCAAGATCACCACCAGCCCAAGCAGCGAATTGCGCATCATCACAATAAGCGGTGATTCGATGGCTCCGGTTTTGGAACATGGTGACATTGTGATGGTGGACTGTGCGCAGACACGGCCATCACCACCGGGCATTTTTATTGTCGATGACGGTATCGGGCTTGTGGCAAAACGTGTTGACTTGATCCCAAACACAACGCCGCAAATGCTGCGCCTGACATCGGAAAACAACCTGTATACAAATTACCAGCGGCGAATTGATGAGGTGCAGATCATCGGCCGTGTGGTATGGTTTGCCCGATCCCTATAGAAACACTGCCATAAAACATATCAAAAGCACCTCAATTTGCCTCATAGGTCCGGACATCATGCGACGACATCACCGTAAAGCCGGTCAATTACCCAAAAATGCTGTCCCGATTGAAGTCGTGATCGATCATGTTGGCGGTCGTGGCGATGGCGTTGGAACGGCGACCTATACGCATAATTACGAAACCAAAGAGCATCTTGTCTTCGTCCCGGCCACCTTGCCGACAGAGCGCGTCATCGCACAGCCGATAAGCCTGTCCGGCCAAGGCATGAAAGCGCGCATCATTGAGTTGCTTGAGGAATCACCCGACAGGCAAGCACCCGCCTGCGATGCCTTTCCGGCTTGTGGCGGCTGCAGCTTTCAACATTGGCACCCGGATAACGTCAGCAAGTGGAAGCAACAGCAGGTCGAACATTTTCTGTCCAGAGCGGGCGTGAGCCCGGGTCAATACCGGCCATTGCATGCCTCGCCAATGCACAGCCGGCGCCGCGCCACCTTCCATCTAAAGCGGCTTTCTGGCGGTGTTGCCGCGGGCTTCCATGAACGTCAGGGACAGCGCATCATTGACCCGGTCGCCTGCAGCATTCTGCATCCGGGCCTGATCACATTGCTCGATCAGCTGCGCGCGCTTGCCACAGACATTCTGCAGACAGGCGCCACGATAGATGCCAGCGTCAATCTTCTCGATCAGGGCCCGTGTGTGCAACTTGCCATGGCCGAGACAGGCAAGGCCACACAAGGCCTGGATAAATCGCCAGACATTATGGCCGCCCTTGGCAGCTGGGCGGCGGCGACCGGACTTGCCAGATTGTCTATCTTGCCGTCTGAAAGTCGCACCACTGCAATCCCGCTGTTCTGCCCTGC